CTTACCATGGCAGCTCTTACTGATAAAGGATCTACAAATTATTTGCATCAACTTTTGTTTGCTACAACAAATAGGTGTAAATTTGATGATGTTCCTGCTATCACTCAAAAAGAAGCTGTTGTCAAGCGATTTTCATTAGCTGTGTGGTTAGCACCACGCCTAGCCTATTGTGAGAATCCAGAGGAGACTGATGTTTGTAAGCGTACTCTCGATAAGTCAAAGCTTGTGGGTGTTTTCGACGAAGATGTCCATGAGTTCTTTCATTGGGACTTCCTTCACGGGAAGCCGTTAAGCAAACCTTCAATGACCTATAGGGAATTCATACAAGCTGCTGTTGATGGTTACGAAATTAACTCTGCCAGAGAAGATCTAGCCCTTGGTAATATGAAGGCAGCTATAATGAAGGGTGTTGAATTTCGAAAGAAAGTAGACGCTGAACCACAAGGTGGTGATAAACCATCTTCATTCAGTTTTCGCAATTTTGTTACTACTAAGGTGGACAATTTATTTGGCAGTCTTGCTCTTAGAACTGTTGATACCTTAAAACCCTACACTTCTAATGTTTCTGGAGTAGCTGGCTCAATAGCCGCTGTACCAGCATATTGTATCCAATCGGGTGCTGAAGCCTATATTAGATATAGGCGGGAGGATTTGGTTGATATATTACCTGATGGGAGTGTTAGACAAATCACATTAGCTATGTTGGCATATAGTATAATGCGTGTTCATGGAGTTGATAAGGTGTTCGCTGACTCTATTGTTGCAGAATTGGATGTCCCTCTGGATGTTGACGTAGCTCAATGGGCTCAGGATAACCAAGATGTCATTCGTGATTTGGTGGTTGCCCGGTTTGTCCCTGCTGTTCGAGAAATGTCAACTTTGCGTAAGCGATTTATTTCTGTTGTTGATGGAGTCAAGAGGTTCACAGCTGCTCACCCAGTTATTACTTCTTTGATTGCTGGAATAACAGTTGTTGGTCCTGCTTTAGCTGCCCTAAAGTATCTCAAAGTTGAAGACTATACTGAACAGGCATTCTCTAGAGATATCAAGCTTAAAGGCAAATCTAAACATGCTGCTCGGCACGCCGCAGCCAATATTAGGTTTCATAAGGTTGATGACTCATCAGACATGAGAACCTATACTCCTCAAGCGTCTGATGTTCCAAGTGCCAGTAAGGTTATTACTGAGTTTGTTGAGAAAGTTCGCAACAAAAACGTTTACTTGTTACGTCTTGCCCAAGATCGTGAAGCTATAGGTACAGCGCTATTTGTCATTGACAATATAGCTATTGTTCCTATGCATTACGTTGATAAGTTGCTTGAATTACAAGAGGAAGGTTATTACAAGGACCCTAAATATCCCAATAGGGCTATGGTATTGGAAAAACCTTTCACTAACGTCAAGTATGAGTTTAAACCCAGAGACCTTGATATTGTATGTGGCGATGATGATGAGAAAACCATTCAGGACTTTGCTTTGATAAAGTTCCCGAAATTACATGCTCATTTTGATTTGACATCATATTTTATCGAGCCTACCGATAAGATTTTTGATTATAATTTTAACATAATGCTTGATGTTAATAGAAAACAAAGTAATGTTATCATGAGCGCCGCTGGCAAATTAGCCAGCGTGTCTTATGGTGATTACAGCGCCGATAACTGCATTGAGTATAGCATTAGAACTATAGATGGTGATTGTGGAGCTCCTTGCTACTACAATGACCCCACTACTTGTAAACCTATAATTTTAGGCATACATACTGCTGGTGTCAAGAAGTATGCTTCGGGGGTTTCCTATTTCATTGGCAAAAAAACATCTTATGAGCATGCTCTCTGAGTATGAACCTTTACCAGTCTATGAACCACAAATGTTTATTAGTAAGCCCGTAGATTCTAGACCTATACCAAAGGCAACTGACCCTGCGAAGGTTGCAGTTGCAGAATTACCTAAGCCGCATCAGGCTAGCTATACCAAACTTGTCAGAAGTGCTTTTTATGGCAAATGGGGTAAGCCAACCACGACACCGGCTAAACTCAGGCCCTTTGTCGGGGCTGATGAACAGGTAATTGATCCCCTCTCTAAGGCCTTTCAAGGATATGGAGGGGGTTTTGAGGTTGTTAATGATGCTCTTTTAGAAGCCGTAACTGAGCAATACATATCTTCTATTTTCGATAATGCAAAAGTCCCACAACCATGGAAACCTAGGGTGTGGACGTTCGAAGAGGCCTGTGCTGGTCTACCTGGTGTAGATTTCATGGACTCGATTCCACGTTCAACATCGCCTGGTTATCCACTGTGCATGTATACTAAGAAACCAGGTAAAATGGATTTCTTTGGTGATGGGATGGAGTATGAATTCAGTAGTGTTAAATGTTTGGAGTTGAAGAGAGACGTTGAACACATAATTGAACAAGCCTCCAAAGGCATTAGGATGGAGCATATTTTTATGACTTTTCTTAAGGATGAAAGACAGAAATTAGCTAAAGCCGAGATAGGGAAGACCCGTATGATTTCAGCTACTGATCTAGCCTTTCTGGTAGTCTGTCGAATGTATTATGGCGATTTTGTTAGATGGTTCTTATCTAATAGGATCACTAATGGTTCTGCTGTTGGCGTCAACCCCTACAACCATGAATGGGGTATACTTTTTAGGATGCTCCGAGAGATTGGTGATAAATGTCTCGATGGTGATTATGAGGAATATGATAAGAGGAAGCGTGAGAACTTGCACGCTACATCGCTTAAAGTTCCTCAAGCTTACTATCGCGGCTGTCCTGAGGTGGAAAATACTATCCGGTCTGTTCTTGGACAGGAAATATTAAATCCACACTATTTGGTTGATGGTGTTTTATGGAGTGTACATGGTTCTATGCCGTCTGGTAGTTTTTTTACTACTACTATAAATACCATTGACAACAATTTGCTCATGAG